CTTTCAGCTCGTCTGGGGTAGGCTGTCCCTTGAACCAGGGGAATGAAACCTTGGTGTCGGTGATCTCAAGCGGAAGGCTGTCCGTTCCCAGGGCTTTCTTGATAAGGTGTCCCTTGGCTGCGATAAGTGCCTTGAGGTTTTCAAGGTTGCTTTCGGTAAAAAGGCTTTTTGGCATCGAAATACAAATGCCGAGAGACTCCTCCTCGTCATCGGAAGTGTCCTCGGCACTCATATCGATATCAAAGCCCTCGTCATAAAGGTGTTCCATCAGCTGCTCAAGCGTCTCCTCGTCAATGCCGTCCTCATAATGAAGGCAACCGTTCTTATCAACGGTAAAGTCCTTGATTTCGTAGGCAAAGCTGGGCGCTCCCTTGTACTGTGCAGGCCAATCGAGCCATTCTGCGATGGTGGTTACCAGGCGCTTGCGTTCAGCGCCGTTTGCGTGGATTGTAATCGTCATGTGCGTATGACCTCCTTGTTTTTTTTATGGTACACACATATTAACTCCAAAAGCGAAATATATCCAGTCATTTTCGACATTTTCCAAGGTAGAATATGTGGCTCGTTTTTTGTAAATAATTTGTGTAATATAGACGTTGCCTATTGAAAAAACCACTTTTTTGTGATATAATAAAGGCAACCTATAAAGAGTGCGTGAGGGACAAGCCCGTTGACCGCACAGCAACCTACCAAATGGCAAGGTGCTAATGCTTGAACGATGGGATGATATATGATGCTTTCAATCCTGTCGTAACGATGGGATTGTTTTTTTATGCTCTCTTGTAGGAAATATTTTTTATAAGGAGCATAATATTATGCGTACAATCAAATCTCTCACACAAAACACAGAAAAGGTCTTCATCTCTTGTGCAACGCAAAAGGCTGCAATGCAGTTCTTACTGAATGCAGAAAAAGAAGGTATCCGTTTTGCCAACGGCACGGCTCCAACGCAAGGGAGTATCAGCCATTGCTATTGTCTCCATGCCGATGGAACATTGTGGTATGTCGGTTGGGCGGGGCAAATGTATTATCATCAGAACGAGGCGCACCTAACAAAGATCGATTACGAGAAATACGAAGGCGGGGCAGAGGACTATTTTATTCATCGTCCTGAACAAAGCTAAATTAATCAAACTAAATATAACTTATTGACAAAAAAGGCATTTTGGTATATAATTAATGCAGGGATGATACTCAAAGCACATAAAGTTGTTCAAAGGTTATGTACCCCATGTTATCGTTATCCCTAATGTGAGAAGCAACCGCCTAACTTGTCAAGGTATAGGCGGTTGTTTTATTTTATGCAAGATACTGTTTATTCATCATCCTGCATCGAGTTGAAATACTCAATACCAGCAAGCACAAAGAATACACAGGGAAGAGCCACTCCGTTGCCCCAAAGCTTATACTCTGCAGAGTCGGAATGAGGGTGTTCCAGCCAACGGCGCACCTGCTTTTCGGTTTTTGGTTTGCAAGTGCCGATGACCCTTGCGTAGGTGTCCCATACCTCTTGCCAAAAACGAACATCCTGGATGGTCGGATACGGCTCATCAAGGTTTGAACACCAATGGTCCGGGAAGCCTTGGAGTCTTGCACACTCGGTAGGTGTGAGTCTGCGGACGGTATAGCTTGCTTCCATCACGCCATTATGGTGTCCGGGGCAAGTGCCGTTGACTACGGTGTTGCCACAGTTTTCAAGGAAATACTGACCGACATCACGGGAAGCGGAGGGGTCGAAGCCGTGAGGCTGAACCACCGCGCCCGGACCTTTGGCAACCATCGTGGGCTGCGTTTCTTCGGAGAAGGATGGTGCGAACTTAGCGTTCTTGCCCTGGTTAAAGGTGTCTCTGCCAATGCCGTAACATACAGCGTTCGGGTCTTTGAAGTCACGTGCCATCAACGTAGGTGACTTTTCCTCTTCAATTTGCGTAAAGCTTCCAGTGGTCATAGCGTAAACGTGTACTGCGTGGCGATCCACGGTGTTCAGCGTATACATAACTTCGGACTCTTTATATCCGTCTCCCTGGTGGGAAGGACGCGCGCCGTTGCCTTCAATGACAAAGGTTCCTCCTTTTACACAAACGGCAGGCTCACCGCCGTGGGTGCAGGTCAACGTAGGTGATTTTTCCTCGGTCACGTTACAAGCGGACTTGCCACCACCTTGGTCTACGCATACCACGGCAATGCCGCCTTGATTGCAAGAGGGATTACCACCATTGCCATCAAGGGTGCGAGAGGTGTCGGCTTCGTAGATACCGCTGTGAGGATTGGAGGACTTCATTGCGTTGGAGTCCTTGGAGCAAATGCCAAAAGGCTGAAGGACGCAGTTGAAGTTGTCCTTGTCTGGCATACGCTGATTACCACCCGCGTTCTGCTTTGTGAGCGTGGGAGATACTTGCTTGCCGTCCCAAGTGGTGGGAACGAAAACGGTCTGATCGTTGTTGCAAGCTAGGGTCGCGGACTTGTCGGTCTGTATCAAAGCACCCTTACCACCGCCTTCACAGCCGGAACGAATCTTCATAACGAGAGGGACATTGTTTCCGCCCGTTCCCATACGAGAGGAGAGGGTTTGAACCTTATCTTCCTTCTCGATCTTGATGCGACCATCGTTTGGATGGTTTTCAAGAGCAACGGTGGCGGGAACAACACCCGCACGGAGCGTAGGAGAGCGTTCCTCCTCAAATCCGATGCTTCTGCTGTTGGCAGAGTGTTCGGTGCAAAAGCCTGCGGAATCCATCACACAAGGCGGATGATGTGCCTCGGCGCGGAGAGTGCAAGTGACCTCCTCGGTAACATCCATACGATTGCCACCCTGGTCGTTAAGCACCACTCCGTTTCTGCCCGTAGACATACCACAGTTGACACCGAGCGTTGCCGCCTTATCTCCCGTTAGGTCTGCGTTGTACCCATCGATGCCTGACGCTCCAGGGCAACCTTCAAGATCGTTGGTAGCTCTTTGCCACGCACGGAAGCCCTCCGCAGAATACCTTGACACGCCCTCGGACTTAAATAATATGTCTCCGGCACGCCCACCTGCAAAATCTGCGACAAGAAAGATGCGGCGTCTTCGTTGGGGGACTCCCCAGTATTGAGCGTCGAGAGTTCTGTATGCCACGCTCCATCCGTCTCCCAGGTAGAGGTCTGCGTAAGGCCATCCGCCTTCAGGCGCAGGCACCTCGGTCCCTTCCTCTGCGATGCCGATGACCGCTTCGAGGACGGCTTTGAAGTCTTTCCCGTTGTTAGAGGAGAAGGCTCCGGGGACATTCTCCCAAACGATGTATCTTGGATATTTTCCATTCGTTGCGTTCCTCATTTCTTTAATGATACGGACGGCTTCATAAAAAAGAGATGACCTTGAACCATCAAGACCATCTCGTTTGCCCGCCACCGACATATCCTGGCAAGGCGAGCCGAAAGTGATTATATCCACGGGTTCTATCTTACCGCCGTCCATAGCAGAGATATCTCCGTAGTGTTTCATATAGGGAAAGCGTTTCGTGGTAACTCTTACGGCAAAAGGCTCCACCTCGGATGCCCAAACGGGTGTGATACCCGCCAGGATACCTCCAAGAGGAAAACCCCCGGAGCCATCGAATAAGCTCCCAAGTTTAAGATTCGACATTTCGTTCCTCCACTTCTTTTACAAGATCGGAATAAGGAATACGCTCGCCACCGCGAATGACATACACATTATCGCTGTCCCCGGTATCCTCAACGTAACGGCGAAGAATGACCGAAGCATACTTTTCATCCAGCTCCATCGTATAGCAGATACGGTTTGTTTTCTCGCAAGCCATAAGCGTAGAGCCGGAACCGCCGAAGGTATCTACCACAATAGCGTTTTCCTGCGAGGAGTTGGTGAGCGGATAAGACAAAAGGTCAAGCGGTTTGCTTGTAGGGTGGTTGGCGTTACGCTTGGGTTTGTCGAAGTTCCAAATGGTGGTCTGCTTGCGGTCGGAATACCATCTGTGCTTTCCGTTTTTAAGGAAGCCATAAAGCACGGGTTCGTGCTGCCATTGATAATCCGAGCGACCGAGAACGAGGCTGTTCTTCGCCCAAATGCAAACACCGGCAAGATGGAAGCCCGCGTCAATGAATGCCTGACGGAAGGTTAAGCCTTCGGTGTCAGCGTGGAAAACATAAGCGGAACCGCCAGCCTCAAGGTGGGATACCATATTATCAAAGGATGCGCGAAGGAAGTTGTAAAACTCTTCATCCTTCATACTGTCGTTCTGAATGGTAAGCCCGCTTTTGCTTTTGAAGGAAACACCATAGGGCGGGTCTGTTACGATAAGGTTGGCGCGTTTGCCATTCATAAGCGTAGCAACGTCATCGGCGTTTGTTGCATCACCGCAAACAAGCCTGTGTCTACCGACTACCCAAACATCACCTTTTTCAACGAAGGCGGCTTTTTCAAGAGCAGCGGTAAGGTCGTAGTCATCATCTTCGGCTTCGGATTCTTCCTTGCCGAAAAGGTCTGCGATTTCATCTGCGCCAAAGCCCGTAAGAGCAATATCGAAGGACTCTGCCTGCAACGATTCAATTTCAACGCGGAGAAGTTCTTCGTCCCATCCCGCGTCAAGTGCCATTCTGTTGTCGGCAATGATATACGCTTTCTTTTGCGCCTCGGTCAGATGGTCAACAAAGACACACGGCACTTCGGTGATACCTTCCTCACGGGCAGCAAGAACACGACCGTGACCGGCAATGATGCCAAAGTCACGGTCGATGATGACGGGATTTATGAAACCGAACTCTCGGAGGCTTGAACGGAGTTTGCCGATCTGTTCCGGGGAGTGGGTTCGCGCATTGTTTACATAAGGTACGAGCTTGTCAAGGGAGACAAGCTGCATATCGGTTGTGGTCTTCTTGCTCATATAAGCGCCTCCCGATAATGGCAGCCCTCTGCAAGAACTTCATAGTCGCGGTCGAGCAGATTGAGCTTCTCAATGATGCCCAGGGGTGTGAGATCGTAATTCTCACGGACATAGGTTTCGAGAGGGATGTTCTTGTCATTTTTGATAACTACAGATACAGGCTCCGCAATGCCGATGGCATAACCGAGCTGAACCTCGCACCACTTCAGCGCGTAGATGTCTAGCAACTTGCAAGCCAGGTGACGCGCCATATACGAAGCGGAGCGGTCTACCTTCGTCGGGTCTTTGCCGGAGAAGGCACCGCCGCCCACGGCACAGTAGCCACCGTACTGGTCGCATACAATTTTACGTCCGGTCAAACCGCAATCGGCCGTGGGACCGCCAAGCGTCCAAGTACCGGAGGGATTGATAATAAGTTCGGGGAGAGGGTTCTCACCGAAGATATCCTTAATAAGTTTTGTGACTTCCGCGCTGACGTCATCCAGCGTTGACATATGCTTGTGGCAGACCGAAACGAGGATCGTGTGAACCGAGGCAAAGCCAGGCTCAGCATCAAGGTCAACCGTTACCTGGGTTTTGGCATCTCCGATAAAGGGACAGTTAGGATTGGTGTCGATGTCGTCTTCAATGGCACGGATAATCTTGTTGGCAAGGTCAAAGCCGAAAGGCAGCTTGCTTTCCGTTTCCGCTGTAGCGTATCCAAACATAATACCCTGGTCGCCCGCACCGATTTTGGTGTCGGAGGATACGGCTTCGTTGATCTCGTGGGACTGCTTGCCGATAAGGTTAATCACCGCGTCAACGGTGTAGCCGAGCTTCGCAGCAACCCTACGCACGATGTCGATATAATCGACTTTAGCGTTTGTAGTGATTTCACCGCCGAGAACGACCGTGTTATCCTTTACCATCGTCTCGATTCCGCAGTGGCTGTTTCTGTCCAGGGAGAGACATTCGGTAAGGATAGCGTCGGAAATCTGGTCGGCGTATTTGTCGGGGTGGTACTTGCTGATTTGTTCTGTTGAAAAAAGTCTCATAGTTTAATATCCTTTCCTTGCAGTAAGCAAACGCTCCATCACGTCATCGTGGGGAGTAGCACCGTCATACTCGACAGAGCAATTTTCCTTTACGATCTGGAAAATCGAAAACCAGGATGCGTTTACTTGTTTCATATAGTCGCGGCTCATTGCCACATAGGGACTTGCGATAGCGTTGCCCGTGGTGGGGTGCTTGGCAAGGAAACCGAACTCGGAGATTGCCTCTTCGCATTGTACCCAACGCGAAACGGACATCGCATACTGTTCAATCAGCTGCGTGTTAACGAGCTTATCGCATCCGCGCGCCTTGAGCCATTTGTAAGTAGCAATAAAAACCTCCTCGGCGCACAAGTCCTTACCGCTTTTTTGCTTTGCTTTGAGATAGGCTTTCACGGGAGGAATGTCCTCACCCTCGAACTCTACGGGGGTGGGCAGCACCATTGCGCCGTCCGCTTTGCCATCATTGATTTTGTCTATGAGCGCCTTGGGTTTAGGTCCCGTTCCGGGGCGCGCTCCGCCTCGGTTGGTGCCGTCTTTGGCCATACTTTTGAATCCTCCTTGTTGTAATTTAACGATTCGGGGTTAATACCCCGTTTGAATAGGAAAAAATGCGCGTGAAAGCCCCAGCCCGCTGGCGTCTTTTTAGGTCCCGGAGATTTTGACCGCCCCTGGGGGCTTTGGGGGAGGTTGCTCCTAAATTTTAGTAGCAACCTCCTTACCGTTTCCATCTGTCTCCCGACTCTGCGGTGATGCGTGAGTGGCAGGATTTACAAAGTGCCATCAAGTTGCTCTCGTCGTGTGTCCCGCCGTGGTTGATGGGCAGGATGTGATGCACTTCTTTTGCGGGCGTCAGACGCTCCGCTTTAAGGCATTCCTCACAGAGAGGATGCGCCTTGATGTATCTGTTGCGTATTTTTCTCCACTCCGAGCCGTAACGCTCGCTACTGTCATAAGGACGTTCGTATTTGTTATATCGAGTGTTCATCACCCTGGTGTGTTCCTCGCAGTAACGAGCGTGTGTCAGCTTGGGGCAGCCGGGATAACCGCACGGTTTCTTAGGCTTTGTTGGCATTGGCTACCTCCTTGTGGGTATAAGAAATGCCACCCACAGAAAGTCCCGTGGATGGCATCTTGCGTTTATTTTTTCGCATTATAATTCTACCATAAGTCAAGGTGGTCATGTCTGGCCATTTGCGGTCATTTACGGCGACTTTTATTTATTCTCATTTTTTATTGCAAAACTTTCGAGCAGTGCTTTTTCAATCCGCGCCATAGTAACGGTATCCATATGACCGATGCGCTTTTCAAGCCTTGATTTATCTATGGTGCGTATCTGCTCCAGTAGCACCGTAGAGCCGGGATACAGCCCACAGCTCCTGTCCCTAACTACAACGTGGGTCGGTAGGACGTGTTTTGTGCGACTGCTTGTAATAGCGGCTATGACGGTTGAGCTGTAATAATTGCCGATGTCATTTTGAAGAATAACCACGGGTCGGTATCCGCCTTGCTCCGAACCATAGCCCCACCCGAGGTCTGCCATAAAGATGTCTCCTTTTCTAACCCTCATAAGCACCTCAAATAGTAATGGGATTTTCAGGCACCTTTACGTGCTGAAGTGCATTGCCGTGCCAGCGCCTTATTGTGCGTTCTGCCGCGTTCAGCTTTAAGGCAATTTGATCCCAAGTATAATTGTGAATGTAGCGGTAGCGGAGAACGGTCTGCTCGTCTTTATCGGTAACCTCTTCAATGACGCCCCTTATCTGTTCCTTCAGGTCTACGAGCTTGTCAATCTCAGCATTGATTTTTTGCTCCATATCCATAATCTTAATAAGACAACGCACGAAGGGAGGATCTGTCGGTCTAGTACCGCCGGGCTTTTCTTCCCAAGACGGGGAAGAGATGCTTGTTGACATCTGGCGTAACCTTGCGACCTCTTCCAAATCCGATGCAATACGCTGATCGAGCCTATATGCCTGGCTCAAATATTCCTTTGCTCTCATACGCGGCATTCCTTTCTGATACGCTCCATAATGAATTCACCATCAATGGTAGTCAGCACTCCAAACCAGTCGGAGCGAAAAAACGCCTCTAGCTCTTTTAGCTCCTGTTCGGTCTGCTTGCTTTTATTTCGATAAAGGCTGCGTTTATATACTTTTTTGTAATCCTTTGCAGCAGAAAGAATGATTGCATTTGCTAGATTTTCATAGCAAGTATCTATTGGCATTTTCACACCTCCTCAATTTCGATATATATCCCGCAAGGCTCGTCAGACCATCGTTTTTCGGCAGTCTCTCTTACGACTTGCGCGTCATCCTTCCAAAAGCCACAAGCTGTCATACAGTCCTTGAGGAGCTTTTGCAGATTGTCGGTATCCGGCTTCGTTGTACGCCACTCTCCGTGCTTATGAGACTTTCCTTTCGGGAAAAGCCAAAGCACTCGCAGGGAAATAGCCCCCGTCAAAGGTGCGATCGGTTTATGTAGGCTCAAATGTCCGCATAAAAGGTTTCTTGCGTCCTTGACCTGCTCGGGATCATAAAATATAGGCTTACCTTGCACAACTTTTACTTTTCGTTCCTGCGCCGTAACTGTCGGCGGGTTCATAGCTAAAAAGAAATTCAATTTTTACCTCCAAATTTCGTCATAAGTGGAATTCCTAAAAGTCAACGTTTCGATGTGGGGAAAGGCTTGGCTTTCAGCCTTTCCCACACACGTGAACGTCAGTGAACGGAATTTATATTTATATAAATGGTTTTCCGTTTACGGAAGAAAACTGCGATTTTTCAGTTTTCCGTTTTTTTGCTATCGGATTGCTCAATGAGACCGACCATTCCGTTCTTTATCCAGTAGCGGTTTGACACCTCTTTGAGCCTGTCTCTAAGGCACCTCTCAGTAATACCGAGGTATTCCGCCATAGCTTTTGTAGTAACGGGACTCTCGTAGGAGCAAGCGCTATAGGCACTATCTATCGATTCTCGGCGTTCCTCGGCGGTCGTATATTTCTTGTTCTTGGCGCGTGCCGCCTCAAAGCTTCCTTCGGAATGTGCCTTGCCAAGCTCACCGCTGTCATCGATGCGGTGAATGGGGTAATCAAACCAGAAGTTGACGGGCTTGAAATTTTCAAACTCACGCAGGCTTGATTCCATTCTCCAAGCGGTAGCGTTGCCGTCTTGAACCTTGTTAGAGAGATCTTCGCTAAGCTCAAGCTGAATCATATCGAGCTGTGCGTCCGGGTCTCGTGCAAACACACCGCTGCCGGAAGCGCGGTCGATAGCCTTTTTGCCGCCTTGCGCTCCTTTGCTGTGATGATGGCAATAAATCGTAGCGCACCCCGTTTCAGCACAAATTTTGTCGAACTGATTACAAAACGCTGCCATATCCGAAGCATTGTTTTCATCTCCCGTGATAACCTTATAAATGGGGTCAATGATAACGGCGCTGTATTCGCTGTCCTTGACGCGCCGTATGAGCTTTGGCACCAACTTGTCGAGGGGAACAGCGTGTCCGCGCAAGTTCCAAATCACGATGTTGTCCATATGCTTCATTGGGATTTTCAGCGCCTCGTAGATTTTCATAAAACGATTGATACAGGAAGCAGGGTCAATCTCAAGGTTCACGTAAAGAACCCGTCCTTGTTTGCAAGGGAAGCCAAGCCAGGATTTGCCTTCCGCGAGAGCAATGCAAAGCTCCATCAAAAGGAAGGATTTCCCCGCCTTACTGCTTCCTGAAATGAGCATTTTATGTCCGCAGCGAAGGACACCTTTTATAAGCTCCTCGGGCAGAGGAGGGAGATTGTCCTTGAACTCATCGAGGGATACTAGTCCCGGCAATTCATCGGATGCACCTTCCACATAGTCGAGCCACTCGACCCAAGTCTTACGACCGATATTTTCTGCAACGATATATTGATTGTTGCCGTTGCGGGTAGCACCGGGCAAACGGGAAAGCCGTGAAGGGTTGCGGTTCTGCTTATCTACCACAACGCCGTTCTTTTCGAGAAAATCATATAAGAACTCTACGCGCTTGCGGTATTCATCGTAGCTCTCGGCATCAACCCTCACGATAGCGTGAAGGCTCTTGCCACCGCTGTGTACGAGACACGCAATCGGCAGCTCCAGCTTTCGGTACATTGCATCTTGGTCGGCAATCGACATCGCGTCCGATTCCACCAAGGCATATTTGAACTTTGTGACATGCTCGTTTTTAACGCCTTCGCCGTTGACGGGATTAAAGCGAATCCAAGCACCGGCTTCTTTGTGCCAGTCTCCAATGGTAGCGCCGAGATCGTCAGCGTACTTTTCAAGAGAGACAATAAGCTGTCCAGCGGTGCGGTCGTAGTAGCCTTTGCTTGAAGGCTTCCATTTGCCATCGGCATCCTCCCAAGACTCGGTAACGTAGCTAACCAGGTCATCTTTATCAAAGAGCAGGGAGAGATAGCGTTTCAGCTCCGAGGTGGGATTGAAGTTATCTTGAATGGTGGAGTAGTCGGTAAAGTCGTCTCCATCGTAAGAGATGGTATCCGACCAATCCATTACGCCGTTACCGTCAAAGGGAGTCCAACCGCGCTCCTTTGCCATTTGCACAATCGTAGCTCCCGTGATGGGAGTACCGCTTCCGTTGAAGGTGCGCCACTTGCGTTCGCATTCACCTTTCTTATATCTCTTGTCATTACGGCTCCAAGCATCCCAGACATCCGAGGTGAATCCTTCCGCCTTGAGAGCCATGCCAACGTTAATCCATTCTTGATATGTCAAAGAGGCAACATCGATTATTTCGAGTGCCGATAAAATATTACTCATAGCGCCTCCTTAAGGTCTGTATTTTGACGGCACGATTCCAAAGGGCACCATCCAGTTGTTCATAGCCAGGCGGGATATCATCTTGCTGGCATCCTCGAAGCTCCAAGTGCCGACTCGCACAAATCCGTAACGCTCCAAACAGCGGATCTGTTTCGGGGTAGAGAGACCTTCGTCTTGTCTGCGTTTGAGGCGGTCGATCATCATACTTGCCATACCCGTATTCGTAACGGTGTCTGCAAAGATGCCGCGATTCTCTAAAAACTGGAGTTGCTTTTCCGAAGGCGGTGCCATTTCCCACGCAAAGGTAGGGACATAGTTTGCTAGGTCTTCCGCAGCAATCGACATCGCATATTGCAGAGGGTCAACAAGCTTGCGCTTGCGACGTCTCATCTCTGCAAGCTCACGAGCAAGAGCCTCTTCGCGCTCAAGGAGCACATCACGCTCTGCCTGTTCTTCCGTTTCGATAAGGTCATAAACGGCATTGTCCTTTTGGAGACGCTCGTCCATTCGTTTTGTAATCTTTTCATCCTTCGATATAAGGGCAGAGGGACGGCAGAGGTCGTGTCTGTCCGTCATCCAAAGGAAGTCTAAAAGCAGGAGATGATCCTTGCCGGGGGAGAGTCGCATACCGCGTCCCACCATCTGCTGATAAAGGCTTCTGACTTTGGTGGGGCGGAGAACTACAACGCAATCCACGGAAGGGCAGTCCCACCCTTCGGTGAGCAACATACTATTGCAAAGCACGTCAAAGTCGCCCTTCTCAAAGCGTTCTAAGATTTTAGCTCTGTCTTCGCTATTACCATTTACTTCGGCGGCGCGAAGTCCGTATTTATTCAGGAGCTCACAGAATTTCTGCGATGTTGCCACGAGAGGTAAAAATACAACAGTTCTTCTGCCTTCGCAGTAATGCTGCATCTCCCGTGCGATTTGATCGAGATAGGGGTCAAGGGCAGAACCGATTTCACCTACGGCGTAATCTCCGTTGGAGATGCCCACGGTGCCGATATCCAGTTCGAGAGGGATAAGCTGAGCCTTCACGGGGCAGAGGTAGCCTTCTCGGATTGCTTGGCTCATTCCGTATTCATAAGCTTTGCTGTCAAAATATTTACCGAGGTTTCGTTGGTCGCCTCGGTCCGGCGTTGCGGTAACGCCGAGTATGTTTGCGTTGGGAAAATGCTCCAAAACGCGCTGATAGCTGTCCGATAAACAATGGTGAGCTTCGTCAACGACGATATCGGTGAAATGCTCCGCGCCAAAGCGTTCAAGTCGCTTCGGCTGTGCGAGTGATTGCACCGAACCGATTGTCACGGGAGCATTGCTTCCAATGGAGGAGCTTTCGGCTTTTTCAAGAACCGAATCCAAACCGCACACGCTTTTCAGCTTATTTGCCGCCTGATCGAGAAGCTCACCTCTGTGAGCCATAATAAGTACACGCCCGCCGTTTTCTACACGCTCTTTTGCGACCGAGGAGAAAACCACCGTTTTGCCGGTGCCTGTGGGAAGAACAAGAAGAGTCTTCCTGTTTCCCACAGACCATTCGTGCAAAATAGCATCTCTCGCCTCAGCCTGGTAAGGTCTGAGAGATATCATCGGTTACCTCCTCAAAACGGAATATCGTCATCGGGACCGAGTTCTACAAAGCCACCGTTGTCGCCAGCGAAGAAGGTGGGGTCGTAATCGATAAAACGCTCGATATCGTTTGCAACCTTTTCTTCGCCCGCGTTGTTGGTATACTTGCGAGGCTTGAAGTGTGCGCGACCCTTGGAGCCGACTACACGGTTCCAGTCCATAACCAGGCGCTCACCATGCTTCTTCTGACCGATGCAGCGGAAGAAGGAAGAGATACGCCACTCAAGGCTGCGGTAAAGAATGAGGTCAAATTTGACCGTGGCAATGCCGTCTGCGGTTCTTACCACGGCGGTGATGGCAGCCTTGTTACAAGCGGGGATCTTTTGGCTGCCGGGGAAACGACCGCGCTCGAAGTTGGTGATTTCAAAATTGTAGTCGCCCTCTTCCAGGGTGATAAACTCCTGACCATCGGTCTCAATGGTGGAGTCCCAATCCATGCACATATCCTGTGCGGGAGCGTTGTTGGTGTTATAAGGGTTGTAAGTCATAATAATTTATCCTCCAAAATTAGTTATTGTTGTTATGATGAATGGTGGTAACGATGCGCTCCCAGTTGGGGAGAAGCCATCTGTTGACGAACTCTTCGGAATAGTGGTCGATGGGGGTGCTTTCGGTATAATGCCCCTTGAAGGCTACGAGCTTTTGCAGATCCGCCTCTTCAATTTCGGCTTCGCTCAGCATACGGATGATTTTGCTGATAACCTCTTCGGGCAGAGTCTGCGGCTTATTGCCCTCACCGAAAATATGGCGGATTTTGTCGAAATCCAAATCCATCTCGTCAGCAAGACCATGTCTGTTCTTGGCATCCCAACACGGGTGATGGGTTGCGTACATAACGCGCTTGCCACCTTGCGCCTTCTTTGCGTTTGTTTCGGTGGTAACAACGTAGGTCTTGAAGTTGATAAAGAGCAGGGCATCGCACCACTCTTTGAGCAGGGGAGCGACCTGCTTTGAGAGCTTCATCTCCCAACGGTCGTATGCACCCATTTCGTCCGGCTGTTCAAACTTACGCATCTTTGCGTGTGCCGTAACGATAACGTTGATGCCCGACGCGATCACTGCATCCAGGGCAGCAAGCAAACGGCAGTATTCCTCGGAGAGGTAGGTGTAACCCTTGCCATAGCCGAACTCCTCAATCCCCGACTTCTTGAATTTCGTGAGGATATAGTCGGTACACATAATTTCAGCTTTGTCTGCAGTATCCAACACGATGGTTTTGCAGATGTTCGGTGTCCGGGCGACCTCACCAAGCATTGCAAGCAGACCTTCCCAGGTGTCTGCCTTGGGGAAACGAGCTACATCCATTTGGTCGGTGCCGTTCTCCAAATCGAAGAAAACGCAGCCGCCCGCTTGGGATGCAAATGTAGATTTACCGACGCCTTCCGCGCCGTAAATAACGAGCCTTACGGGTCTGGTTCTTTGACCTCTTGTAATTTCAAGCATTTCTTTTCCTCCTTTAGCTTAACGAGCAGGACTGCTCTTTGACGATGAATGCGCCGGGAACAATAACGCCCGACTTGATGAGCTTCTTGACGTCGGTCTTACTGACCTCTGGGTCTTTTCTGCGAACGCAAGAATCGAAGCCGTGTGTGCCGAGCCATTCGATAGCGGCTGATGCGTCCGCAACCTCAACCCTCTCCGTGGCACGGAATTTAACCGTTGCAACACCGCAATCGGTATTCTCGCCATTGCATTCACGGCGCAGAACTTCCATAATACGTTCCGCTTTGCGTTCTGCCTTTTGGCGTTTCTCCTTGAGCCTTTCCTCTTCGGCTTTTACGGCTGCCGCTTCAGAACGGCAATTCAGCACGAGCTTTGCCAGGTACTCAAGAATGCGGGAGCGTTCCATCTGCAAAGCATCGATCTCCGCCATAACGGAATCGATATCTCCCGTGATTTCACCCGTTTCCGGGTCAGGCTCCAATGAGAGGAAGAGGTTCTCAAGAGCCTCGTTGACTTCATACAGTTTCAAGCGCGTCACCTCCCATCACTTCTTTGATGGCAACTTCCTCAACCGAATCGCCGGGGATGAGAATCGTCATCTTGCACGGGGCACCGAAGAGAAGTCGCATAATGCGCTCACGCATTGTGATCTTGCGAACATTGACGATGCCGCCGGGCTTTTGCTTTTTTGAAACACTGATCGTTAAATTCTGTTTCATATCGTTTACTCCTTCCGAAGGGTAAATTTTTGTGTCCCTTCAGTGGTAGGCCACGAAAACGATAAAAAGGGGTGGTCTTTTACAAAAATTTTTTCATTTTTTTCAGAGCACGTTCCACAGCGTCTCTCACGGAGGTTCTATCAAGCCCCTCTTCACGTGCGACTTGCGCCACAGACTTGCCTTTGAAATATACCTGGTCAATAAGGTACTGCTGACGCGGAGACAGTTTGTCCATCGCGCTTCTCAAAGCTCTGCGTTCTTCGCTTTCAATAAAGTCCTCCTCGATATTCTCGTCTGAGGAGATAAGGTTTCCATATGTATCGTAGGCTTCCAGGGAACAGTTGTGCCTGCGTTGACGGTGGTCGGAGTTGTAGTCCTGCCTATCCAGTTCAACGATAACGTTGCCAATGTCCTCCGTAACCTCGACCTCGGAAATGGTGCCGTCTGCGAATGTGTACTTGATTTTCATAATGTGTCCTTTCCGCCATGACGCGGGTGGGGCGGAAGGATACAAAAAGAGCCGATGCCTTTGATGCAGTACCGGCTCAGCCTAAAATGGGCATGACAAAGCACGGTGGGTACATCAAGTTCAAAAAACAGCTAAAGCTGAAATTGACTCTTTATGTATCCCGCCGCCTTAATGCGCATCTCAGGCTTTTGAGATTATTTTTATTGAGCTTTCGCTCTTGTTTCTAAGTAAAAAGAAAAGCCGACACAAAACACTCCTGGGATAGTACTATCCCGTAGGAATGCTCGTGCCGGCTGAAACTCGCTTGGTTTCGCTCGTCTTGAGCAATATTTATTTTATGTGAAAGTGTGTCACTCGCTTGGTGTCACTACTTGGCTTCACTTGTTTCTGCAGTTTTGGCTACCTCGGTCATAAGGGCTCCGATTGGAACCACTTCGACCTCGTCCCCTTTGGGGCGCTTAATACGGATGGCATATTCGCCGGATTCCGTTTTTACCGCTTCGCCAATAGGAATATGGCATTGAGGGGTGTAAACCATTCTTTTTTTAGCTTTGAATTTTGTCATCCAGTTCCTCCTTAGATTTCTACTATGCAATACGTCTGTTAATGATACATTTGGCTTGGCATTTTTACCTTGTCCCGTCCGTCAATCGGCATTTTAAGATCACCCAGCAAAGAGCCATATGTAAGCGCTGCCTTTCCATATCTGCTACGTATTTCCTCTACGCAATCTTCAAGGCGTTCACGGCGTTCACGGTGTTCGTTGTCGATAAAGAGAGATAATTGTTCCGATTCGTGGACGGAAACAAGATCGATTGCACGGACGCTAACGGCGCGCACGGGGCAAGTCCATTTGTAATTTGCCTTAAAGGTGTGGAAAGCTGCTGTTGCTATTTCAGAAGGGAGCTGTGTCCTAAAAGGTAATTTTGATTGGAACTGTGATCCGTAAAGATCGTTACTCCGAACCGACACTTGAACGGTTCGCGCGGAAAGTCCATGCAAACGCAAACGATGACCGATATCTTGTGTTAAGGATAGAATCACCTTCCATACCTCTTCTTCATTGACAAGGTCGGCAACGCAAGTAATCCCGTGTCCTACGGATTTAACGGGTGAAACGAAGTCACGATGCATTACCCTAGATGCGTCCTTGCCGTTTGCGTAAGTCCATAAAGCATAACCATTTACGCCAAGAAGCTGTTGTATGAATTTTGGATCAGTCTGTGCTAACTGACCGATGGTATAGATGCCTATGCGATTCAGCTTTTTCGTAGTTGCTGAGCCACAATAAATCAGTTCGCTACAAGGCAATCCCCATATTTTCTCTTTGAAGGACGCCTCGTCGATTTCTGTGATGGCATCGGGCTTTTTCATATCACTTCCCAGCTTGGCGAATATTTTATTAAAAGAAACGCCAATTGAAACGGTTAGCCCCAATTCTTCTCGAACTGTCGTGCGGATGCTTTCGGCAATGGTCATCGGATCGCCGCAAGCATTTCTGCTACCTGAAACATCCAGCCAACACTCGTCCATACCGAAGGGTTCAATAAGGTCGGTGTATCTGCTGTATATGGCTTGCGTCAGCTTGGAATATTTAAGGTACTGGTCGTATTGAGGGGGAACAATGATGAGGTCTTTACAGAGACGTTGCGCTTCCCAATTTACCATTCCCGTTTTTATGCCCGCTTTTTTAGCAAGCTCAGATTTTGCAAGAACGATGCCGTGCCTATCCTCGGTTGAGCCGCACACCGCTACGGCTTTTCCACGGAGCCTGGGGTCAAGCATCATCTCGACAGATGCATAAAAACAATTGAGGTCGCTATGCAAAATGGCTCTGGTTGACGTCAAAATAATCACCTCCTCAAAAAAACTGAACTTTTTTATAAAAAAATTGAACTTACCTATTGACAAAAGTTCGTGTCTGCTGTATAATAGGCTTACAAGTTCACCACAAGTTCGCATTTATTATAACACCTCGAAAACGATTTGTCAATAGGAAAATGGAACTTTTGTAGAACTTTTATAGAATTTTCATTTTTTGAAGAAGGAGTGTATATTGAGATGAAGTCTTTTGCAGAAAAGATTCGAGACGCTAGAAATGAACTCCGATTGACCCAGCATCAGTTGGGAGAAAAGACCGGAGTATCCGTGCGCTCGATATTGGCGTATGAGAGAGGAGAGAAGAAACCCCGCCAAGCCATGCTGTTAAAACTTGCAAAAGCGCTTAATGTTTCAACAAAATATCTTGCAGATGATACTTGCACTGACCCGCAGGCAGACATCGAGATGGATGATTATATTGAGGAAGCACATGGGCGCTATGGTATGGACGGCGTTCGTGATATCAATAATCTTCTTGCACAGAACCAGGCATTATTTGCCGGTGGAGAATTGTCGCAAGACCAAAAGGATGCATTCTTCCAGGCAGTAATGGAAGCATATGTTCTTTGCAAAGAAGGAGCAAAAGAAACTTACGGTAGAAAGAAGAAATAATATGTCCGTAAAATCCTTAATGGAAGGAGGGCGAGTATGTACTACGGAGATATTGTTGATGCCGTAAAAAGGGTGAAACGACAATACGGCGAGCGCGATCCTTTTCGTCTCTGCCGCGCAATGGGTATTATTTTAAACTTCGTATCGTTGGGTACGGCTGAAGATGCTATCAAAGGCTTCTTCGTATATAGTAACCGAAAGGGCGTTATAACAATTAATAGTGATTTACCATTGGTAATTCAACGCATTATCTGCGCCCACGAAATCGGACACTATGTTTTACATAAAAAAAGGAAGGCTTGCGCTTTCCACGAAGTCGGTCTTTACGATGAATCGGTTGAATGTGAAAAGGAAGCGAATTTCTTTTCTGCAGAATATTTGCTTGAGGACAATGAGGTTTTTGAGACTCTGCGTCGGGATACCACATTTTTCTCGACAGCCGCGATTTTGATGGTGCCGTTTGAACTGCTAGATTTCAAGTTCCGCGTTATGAAGTGGAAGGGATATCAGCTTATCGAACCGCCCGTCCATGCAAGCAGTAAATTTTTGCGGGATATGGAGGTGCCTTCGGATGCAGACTTTTACGACTAAATCTCCCAAAGTATATGTTGCCGTCCGCGCGGAGTTTGACGAAGATGGCATTATGTTCCCCAAAGAAATAACGTGGGAAGATGGAGAAAAATTCGAGATAGATCGTGTGCTTGATATTCGTCAAGCTCCTGCACTCAAAGCCGGAGGGCAGGGTGATAGATATACAATTATGGTAAAAGGGCAACAGAGTTACCTGTTTTTTGAGCGTAGTTGCAACCTAACCGGAAACGTTATAGGAAGATGGTTTGTAGAACGCAAGAATGCCTGAACCCAAACAAATATGTGGTGTCGGTGAAAAATGACACTACAAGTTTAAGGTGTAGCGTAATAGCTACACCTTTTGCTTTACAAAATGGTTTTTCTGTGATATAATATAGTCACTACAATAGAGGGAGTGTAATGTTTATGTGCTATATTGTCTTGGATATGGAATGGAATCAGCCGTTCAATTACAGGAAAATGATTCGTAAACCCGTAAAGCTCGTGGGAGAAATCGTTCAAATCGGAGCGGTGAAGCTCAGCGAGGCTTTTGAGATGGTTGACACGTTTAAGATTATGGTTGCTCCCAAGTATTATACTCGTATGAATGAGGCGGTTGAGGATTTGACCCATATAACCACAAGTGACCTGCAGTATGGATTTCCGTTTCCGCAAGCTATCAAACATTTCATCAACTGGTGTGGCTCCGACTATAGCTTCATCACTTGGGGCTGGGACGATGTGGATATGCTTGAGGACAACTTAAAGCTCCACGGGTTGGATTACTCGTGGCTTCCCACGTATTATAACCTCCAGCCGATATACAATTACCAGATTTCAAAAGAATCGAGACAGGCGTCGTTGTCTGAGGCAATGGGAAGGCTCAACCTTGAGATGTCCGAAGCGCACGATGCCCTTAACGACGCTAGAAACGCTGCAAAGATATGTACCGTACTCGATGTGACTGCCGGTATAGAGGCCTACGGAGAAATCATCAAGCGTCCTTTGAAGAAAACCAATGCTACGCTCGATGAGATCAGCTCTCGTAAGTCGTATAAGGATCGTCAAGATGTATTCGTAGATTTGGAAATGAACCGATTTATCTGCAACGGCTGTGGCGAAATGGTTTGCTGCGGAGAATGGCTCAAGCAGAGCACAGATAAATATGTTTGCATTGCGCGTTGTGATTGTGGTGAAGAGTTCTTTGTAAGATTGAGATTTAGAAAGAACAACAACGGAACCTGGCGCGCCGGAATAACTGTATATGCCATGAACGAGGAACACCAGGCATTCTATAACGGCGTTATCGAGAGAAACAAGGTAAAAGAAGAAAAATGGATAGCGTACCAACAGCTTCATGCGGTTGCGGTATAAGAATTGAGAATGGAGAACGAACAATGAAAAATGCTGATAGTTTGAACAGACTCCGCCTTTTGCGGATTTGGGAAATTTTGAATAAGGAAACCGATGAAGACCATCCGATGGGAACGGAAACACTCCGTGAGAAGCTCCTTGAAGGCGGTATCGATTGCCATAGAACCACTCTTTATGAGGATATCAAACTGCTTAATGATAGTGGCTACGAGATTATGTGCCGCCGTGGTCGAAGCAATCAATATTACGTGATGGATCGTAAATTTTCAAATCCAGAGGTGCATATTCTTATGGATGCCGTACAGGCGGCTAGCTTTATTACAAGCAAGAAAACAACCGAGCTTGTCGATAAAATTGCGAATTTGGCGGGAAGCCAAAAAGCGATGGTGCTAAAGAAAAATATCGTTCAGTTTAACACAGCCAAGAGTGATAACGAGAATATCTATTATTCCGTCAATGAGATTGTTACCGCGATTAACACAAACAGGAAGATAATTTTTCTATATTTTGATTACGACAGCAATCACAATCGTGTCTATCGACACAACGGCCACCACTACGTGGTAAGTCCGTATGCGACTATTTTCGCTGACGGTCACTATTATCTTGTTATCTATGATAAACGCTACAACAAGATGACGCATTACCGCATTGACCGTATGGACAAAGTGGAAATTATAGAAGAACTGGCTGATATGCCGCCGGAGGAGCTTGCATTTGATATTGCCGAACACAAAAAGCAGCTCTTCGGTATGTTCTCGGGTGAGACGACCAGTGTTACCATTGAGATGAAATCCTTTTTATTGGATGCAGTTTTCGACTTGTTCGGAAACAAAACAAGAATACTTCCATATGGCGATGATAAAATCCGCTTCACGGCAGACGTGCAGATTAGCGACCTTTTCTTCGGCTGGTGTTCTTCCTTCGGTCAAAACCTTAAACTGATCGCACCGCAGCACATATTGGAGGCATACAAAGAATACACCGCTAAAGTAATGCAGCAATATGAAGAGGGGGAGAAGGATGAAGAAAACGTCGGAGAAAACTAAAAGGGGCCTCTTGACGCTGTTTATCGTTTTTGAATGTATATTTGCTCCATTCACGGTCTTGGGGTTGCTGATTTTCTTTCCTGTCGGGTTGATTGGTCTCGCTGCGTGTATTATTTACGCGCTTGTGATTATTTCTATCAAGCAATCTATTAACGGAAAGAAGCCAATCCTGGATTTGTTTCGTGAAGGCAAGAAAACCTGCCGTAAATGTAAACATACGTTTTCAAAAAAGGACAGCTTGACCTGCCCCTATTGCGCCAGAGTAAGAGAGTTCAAGCGAAAATATGCGCCTATTATAGAATCCAAAAAGCTCCCGCCCAAGGATGAAGAGCATATGGATTTTTGGGAAGAAATAGGGCTTTTAATGCTGATTGATGAAATATTTGATGATGAATAAAGGGGAGACAAAAAATGTGGATTATTTTATGTATTATCGCGCTTCCATTCGTTGTTCTTTCTGAATTAATTAAGTAATTGGTTATCGGACCATAAAGGAGGATTTAATTGACAAAGACATTAGTTAAACTCGGCGCAATTTCTGCGCTGGTGTTTGCAGTGTGCGGCTGGAGCACACTAGGAGCGATGTGGAGTGGTATCTGGCAGGTGCTGGTGGCACTCTTCCCGTTGCTTTGGGAAGGCATTAAGTATATGGTGGAAGAATACCTGACATCGCCATACTTTATCACGGGCGCAATTATGATGATGGCATCGGGTTTCGGCATCTGGTTTGGAGTACGAGGCGGCAAGGCGCTTTACCTCGTCGTTTCGTTGATTGGCACCGTCATCAGCTTGGCAAGCATGGGCGTCAGTTTTATATAAGGAGCAAAAACCATGCCAGACTTAGATGATTTTCACGCTTTCAAAAGCACCAGCGGTGGTGGAAGCGGGGGCGGCGGAATGGGATGTTCCGGCGGGCTTTGGGCGGTTATAATTATAATTGCACTTCTCACGCTGCTCGGTCAGTGCGGCGGATAAATAGGAGGTATATGATGAAATTTGGATTAAGAACCCCATCATTGAAACGCTCATTAAGAGCCAGAACAACTGGACGAGCGAAGCGTAGTGTTAAAAAAGCTCTTATACCCGGATATGGCAAAAAAGGAATGGGATGGGTGAAAAGCCCGAAAAAAGCCGCATACAATAAGGTTTATAACAAAACCTCGTTTAGCCTTTGGGATATATTCAAAAAATAAAAACAGTAAATGAGCTAAAAAGGGTGAAAAGAATGACTTGGGATGATTTTTATGAGCGTTTTTTTGATTGGGCAGATAGTACCAAGGTCAGCAAGATTTCTTCGTTGACGACGTTAGGAGAAGAGGAAGATATTATTGAAGTCGCTGGTGAATACGCTTATATCGGAAATAAAGAGTGCACTAGGTTTTTGAAGAAAATAATAGCTCTTGGTGGTTGCTTTACCGCTAGCAATATCATGGAGCTGATATACAACGTTGAGCCATCGTTCATATGGGAACTGGCACAAAAGAACAACACCCCTTATAGCGAAGATGCGTTGGATGAATTGGCTACGTATTTGTCGGACGAGCAGTTGAAGAGTCTCGCGCGGAAAAGCAATATTCGTTTTCAAACGGTTAGTGAATCGCAAAAGCGTCCTGAAACAAAGAGACCTGGATTCTTTGAAGCAATGGCTGCGATATTTACCACTGGAGGAAGCAAGCAAAACACACACGGTCACCGTTGCAATGGAGATTGTGCCAACTGTCCGCCACATTATGGCTACAGATACGGAAGATGGTACTATGGTCATAACCATATGGAAGGCTGTGAATTTGGCGGAAACAGCGGTAGCGGAGGGAAAGATTAAGAGAAAGGAGACCAAAGTGAATGGATACCTATGAAATGATGCCGTTTAAAGGAACGGCTGTTAAGATGCAACTCGTATCCAATGGTATATGCTATGGTCCGTGTCCTATGGTCAATGATGAAGTAGAACAGCGGGTCACCATAACTCCCACGCATATATGGGTTAGCAGATATACATACGGAGATGGGTTCAATTACGGATTACAGCAAAAGTTTAATGGAAGAATAGCACGTGAGAATGGTGAAGCAATTCTAGCCGAACTTGGTACATATTTTAGTGATGAAAATAACCTCGACGCATTTGCCACGGATGTGGGGTCGTGGGAACTTATTTTAACAAATGAAGAGGGTGACGCTTTTAAGTTTTTCGGCTCTTTGATATCGTTGAATACGGAGCTAGACAGCATTTGCGATGATATGCGTGAACGGCTTGATATGCCTTTTCTGTTTCTTTTTAATGGAGATGACAGGCAAGATAAGATAACTCGACTCACCATTGAGTATAGCCGAACAACCAAAATCAAGTCTAATCCCGAGCATAACGTTCCATATGAGTTTGTTACATGGAATTATGCAGAAAAGATTACGATAGACCGCGAAAGCGAAACGTTAGAATATTTTAGGCGTATTGGAGAGGAGTGCGATACAACCTGGAAATATCACGTCGCAGAAGGCGTTCCTCATTTCCTTGATGATATTGACATCGATATGTTCGACGACATAGAGGGCAATCCTCCCGACGCAATGGATGACCCAATGGAGAGCAAAAGCTACAAAATTATCATTGAGTTTGCTCATATGCCGGATAAGGTTATCACGGGTAGCTTCGACCGCTTGAGTCTGCCAAGCAAGTGGCCGTCCTTCGCAAAAGATCTAAAAGAATTTATGCGTTTTTATGGTGAGGGAGAAGTGATTGACCGTGTTCGTTATGAAGCGCAGAAGCAATGCCCAGGCGACATCATCTACCTGTCTGTTACCTTTGGCGAACACGGAAAGCGGTACTATTACCGAACCGAAGACAATTCTATTGAAATCGGAAATTGGGTTGTCGTTCCCGTTGGAACTGACGGCAAGGAAAGAATCGTGAAGGTTGAGAAAAAAGAATATTTCCGGGAAGATAATGTTCCTATGCCTTTGGATCGAGTAAAAAGCGTAATTGAGGTGTTCAATCCTCCTGAATCGGGAGAGGCAGCCATGGACTGTCCGGTGCTCAATAAAAAAATCACGATGGATGAATGTTATGAGTATTGTTTGAGCGGCTTTGATGTACCTACAGACGAGGAAGCCGAAGAATGCGATTTAAAGTGCGAAAAGTGTCGTTACTACGAAGATTAAAATTAAAACAAAAATAAAGGAGTTTTAGCTATGAAAAAGGAAACATTGAGACAGTTGCTCGATATGGCGAAGGACGATAAGACCGCAGCCGAGGTTCTTGAGATGATTCAAAATTACGAGGACAAGTATGAAGATGGCACGGATGGAACTACGGTGAAAATTAGAATTTTCAAGGGTCCCGATGGCAAGGTTGTAACGGAAATTTGCTCTTTGCTGGAGTACCGCGACATCTCAAAAATGACCTTAGAGGAACTGCGCGAATACTACGAAGAGCTTGAAGAAAGGCTCGATGAGGTGGAAAGCAACGAACCCGACGACGAGGACGGGGACGAACACGCAGAATGGGAAGATGAACTTTCCGAGGTTGAGGAAGAAATGGATGCTGTAGAGGCTAGAATTTCCGAACTTGAGGGAGAGTAATAATTTATAACCTTTTTGCGCTGATTGTCGATAAATGTGGAGGACGCTATATGAAGAAAGAATTTTCTTTTTTGGATAAAAAATTGATGGGAGTAATGAGGGACTTGCTGTTTTCTTCGGAAACGATTGCAGGTATTTTCTGCATGTGCAAATCCCAAAAGAAGAGACAAAAGCTCTACAATTTCATAATGGACAACCTTGAGTATGTAACTCAAAGCGATGTTCTTCATATGGCTGTAATGATTGACAACGCCAGAGAGCAGGTGATATATGAGGACACCATTGTCAAATATATCGGTGAGGATGATGGCGAAGTTGTCAACGGACATCTTTATCAAGCGGGAGTGATTTACGATGGTGGTGAGGTCTATAAGATTAGGACCGAAAAACGCCATATAAGAGAATATCCTGCCAATATGTTTATTGAGCAACGCGCTAAAAATATCAGGATAGAGTTTCTTGATAATCCGTTGGACGGAGAAATCCTTGATGGACTGCAAATGGACGAGCTGTATGACATAGTTAGCCGTGATAACGGAATGCTCACGTTAGAAAACGGCTGTAAATGCTTTAAGTTTAGAGGAAGCGGCGAGGACTTTGAAGACAAACCCGAAGAAAAAATAAAGGTTTTAGAGAAGAAGGAATTGCTCCGGCGTTATATTCTTCTTTCAAGATTTAGCTCTTCAATGCACATTCGTCCGTACATAAGAGAAGATTGCAAGTATGTGTCCGAGTGGAGTGGTACTACCATCAAAGGCAAACAAACAATTATAGATCGCGCAAGAATGGTCTTTAAGAATTGTCTCGACCATGAGATATTTTACCATATGAACACTGGTGTAATAGCCGACACCAACAACGAGGAACTGATTCCCGTAGGCACACCGTGTATGGGTATTTGGGAGAAAGGCAAACTTCGCAGCATTGTAATCATCGACGTGGATGAGGACGGTTACATTTATAAAATCAACTATTACAGCAATCCCGGCTTAAGCATTACGCCGGATATCATAAAAAGCAACTACATAGAGATAATCGATGGTCATGACACTGGCGGAGTGTTTTGGTTTAGACCTTGCAACGTTGACTTGACCGATTACAAGGGCGCACGAGATTATTGGGATCAGGTAACAGAGTCAGCGGACGAAATATCTATTGATGATTTCGTTTTTGATGACTACCTTGCATACTTCTTCTTGCAGGTATTCGATGAGAATTTAGATGCCAACAAGCTGCGGTACAATAGCGAAGAAGAGAGGCTCGTAAGCTTCGGGTGGAATTTGGATCATAATTTTTACACCCGCGAACAAATGACGGCTGTTTTGGAGATGATATGGCAGCTCATTACAAGGATGGAGAATGCGGAGAAGGAAGAGGTCAAAAAGGCATATCCCGTGCTGGAAACGGAATATTGTAAACCTTTAGATGTCGTCGCCGCAATCTATGACAATCCGAATTATCATCCGTGTGCTGCTCACGATTTCTATGTAAGGTTTATTAGAAAAATTAACGATATGATGGAGAAGAATCCAGAAATGAAATACTTCTCCGTAATGGGACCGTAATAAGATGAATAGTGATATAACTTATGATTTGCAACGAATGGAGCTTAACAATCAGCTCTATGAAGCGTGTGGAAAAAAAGAGCTTGACCTGGAGCTGATTAAGCGACTGCTGAATAAAGGAGCCGATCCGTTGGGACCAACGGGCGAGTTCGATATTTTGGAGCACTTGTATGGAGAGATTGCCGGTGAATTGTGTTATGACGAGACTGAAAAATTGAAGAATTTTCCCATCATAACCGAATTGTTTTTGAATGCCGGGATGGATATTTCCAAACCTCTTATTCCATATGATAATGCAAACAGCATAAATCCCTTGTGGGAATTTGCGTTTGCCCCTTGTGAGGAGACGGCTGTTGCCATGAAAATGCTACTTGATAACGGATTGGATGCCGATTCGGTAGGGGCGTTTATAGACCACGCTATCGGAGATTTCTTTTATTTGGATGGCGTAAATCCTAATGACGAGGATTGCGTTATCAATTGCACGTGGGTTATGAAGATGATAATGCTTGCCGCCTCGTATCCGCACATACTAGAGGTGTATCCCCCCTTGAAGGAAATGATCCAAACAGAGAATAACGAATATGACTTGATGAATTTTAGAAACCTCAACGCTTTTACCTATGAATTTGACGCAAGCACTGCAAGACTATATTTCATAGGCGGCACCGTGAGAATTTATGAAAAGGAAAGTAAGAAGCTTGTATGGACAATGAAGGTGTGAAAGACTTAGCCTATTATTTGGCGCTCGATTACGAGCTTGTGGTTGTGCCGGACGAAGAAGAGGGCGGATATGTTGCATACTATCCCGATCTAAACGGATGCATCACTTGTGCCGAAACGATTGAAGAGGCAAAAGCCAATGCTGAGGACGCCAAACGAGCGTGGCTAAATGCGTGTTTCGAGGATGGCGTTTCAATTCCGATGCCACACCCAAAGAGTTAATTTGACATTACTTTTGGCATTTCGTTAAAATCTTTTAATATTCCGCACAAATCGGCAATGAACCCTTGAAAAATTGAAGTTGTTGTGGTATAATGAAAACTGTATAATTATAAATCTTACTTGTTAGGAGATGAAATTATGTCGGACGTTATGCAACAGCAGCCGGAACGTTGGTATTCTACCAAGGAAATTTGTGCTCATCTCGGTATCAGTCGAGACACAATGCTTACCTGGATTCTTGAAAAAGAAATGCCTGCACACAAGGTCGGCCGCAACTGGAAATTCAAAATTAGCGAAGTCGATGAGTGGGTTAGAAGCGGAAAGGCAGCGGACAAGGAGTAACTTGCAATGATGAAAAATATCAAGAAATGGAGGGTCGACTCAAGATGGCACAACAAGTGAAATCTAAACAGCGCGTAGCCGAGCGTGGAGAAGTTTTTACTGCCGAGCGAGAGGTGCAGGCTATGTGCGATTTGGTGAAACAGGAAACCGAACGAATTGATAGCCGATTTTTAGAGCCGGCTTGTGGCGACGGCAACTTCTTATCCGTTATACTTAAAAGAAAACTTGAGATCGTAAAAAAGAAATATAGACGTAGCGCCTACGATTGGGAAAGAAACTCCTTGCTGGCACTCGGTAGTATGTACGGTGTTGATATTATGCTGGACAATGTCATAGCCTGTCAGGAACGCCTTTTTGAAATTTGGAATAAGGAATACAAAGCCGTTTGCAAAAAGGAATGCAATGAGGAAACACGAGAGTCGGCTAGATTTATTTTAAGGCTAAATATCGTGTGTGGAAACGCACTCACACTTCTTTGCGTGGATGCACAGGGAAACGAGCTGAATGTTCCTATCATCTTTTCCGAGTGGACATTCCCGTTTAACGATGCTAGGATGCAACGCAAGGACTACACCTTTGCTGAACTTCTTGCCGCAGGGGACAAGCTCGAAAAGAAAGATGATCAATTAGGTCTATTCGATGACGAAGAGGCACCAAGCGAAGAAGGTAATTTCCTTCAGCAATACATTGCTCACTACAGACGGATTAGTGAGGATGATACCAGATGGCGTGAAACCTACCGTCACATAGAAATTAAGGAGGAGGACAGTGGCAATGGCTAATGGACTTTTTGATAATGTTTATAACCCCGATGTGCTTTCGTGCTTAGCAAATCTTTCTAACGATGAGGTGTTTACTCCTCCCGAAGTTGTAAATCAGATGCTCGATATGCTTCCCCAGGAACTGTTCCGTAATCCTGATACCACGTTTTTAGACCCTGCTTGCAAAACAGGCGTATTCCTTCGTGAGATTGCAAAGCGTTTGATTGTCGGACTTGAACCGCAGTTTCCGGACTTGCAAGAACGCCTTGACCATATTTTCCATAATCAACTTTATGGTATAGCTATAACGGAATTGACAAGCTGGTTATCCCGTCGCGGTGTATATTGTTCTAAATTTCCTCATAGCGAGTTTTCGGTATCCTTTTTTGACGAAGATCACCAAGACGGCAATGTAAGATTTAAGAGAATGCATCACACATGGGATACTGCTAAACTGATGACCCTTGACGGAAAGAAACTTGGCAAGTGTATTTATTGTGGAGCAACACGTGATGAATATGACCGTGATGACGCTCTTGAAACATACGCATACGAATTTATCCACCGAAATTCCCCAGAGGAGATTTTTAATATGAAGTTTGATGTTATTATAGGTAATCCTCCATATCAATTGAGTGACGGGGGCAATGGAAAAAGTGCAAAACCCATTTATCAACTTTTTGTTGATAGAGCAATGAAGTTGAACCCTCGGTATCTTTCCATGATTATACCATCTCGTTGGTTTTCTGGTGGCAAAGGATTGGATGATTTTAGAAAGTCGATGCTTTCGGACAGAAGAATGAGAAAACTGGTTGATTATGAGAATTTCAAGGATGTTTTCCCAGGAGTAGATCTTGCAGGTGGCGCTTGTTATTTCTTGTGGGAAAAAGATTACGATGGCATGTGCGAGGTTGTGAACTTCAGTCGAGATAATCCATCTACAATGATGCGCTATTTAGATGAAAATGATACATTTATCCGCCAAAATACCGCAATTGAAATTGTCAAAAAGATTCAGTCTCAAAGTAAAAAATACTTAAATGAACGTGTTTCGGCAAGAAAACCGTTTGGTCTTCCCACAAACTATATTCCCAAGGATAAGGGTATTCCTTGCTGGTTTATACAGCGTATTGGTTTGAGATATGCAGATCCCAGTGAAGTGGATGATTCCAACGGATTCCTCGATAAATGGAAGTTCTTAATCCCCAAATCACCAATTGCAGGACAAACAGATTTTACAAAACCCGTTGGATTTTATTATGATGGTAATACGAGAATAGCAAAACCGGGTGAATGTTGTACCGAATCATGGATTGTTGCTGGTTCTTTTGATACAGAAGAAGAGGTCCTAGCATTTAAGAGCTATATTTTCACTAAAACAGCTCGATTCCTCCTTCTTCAAACTGTAGTATCTCAAGATGTTACCAAAAAGAATTTTTGTTTTGTTCCAGATTTAGGTAAATATGAAGGTCAATATACTGATAGAATGCTTTGCGAGAAATGGGGCATCACAAGCGAAGAGTGGTTATACATTGACTCGCGTATCAATAATATCGGCGATGATACCTAATCAATAGATCTTTATAGTGATATGGGGAGCGATTGTTATGGTAGAAAAATGGATTATTCCTTGCAATATTAAACGCTTTAATGTTATTGAGCATTTCCAGACATCGAATACGGTGATTTGGAAAAATTCATTCACAATAAAAAAGAATGACATAGTTTATATTTATCTCGGTGCACCGTATGGTGAGATTAGATATCGTTGTTCTGTAATTGATGATGTTATCGACGAAGAAGTTTTACAGCTTCATCAATACGCTATACAAGAAGCACCGTCAAACAATTATTTTTCTAAAAAAATAAAGTATGTTCAGCTACGACTAGAATGTGAATTTCCAGAAAAAACATTTACTTTAGAGAAATTAAGGAAAAACGGTCTTGGTCAGGTACAAATTCAAGCACGGGCTGATAGAAAACTTCGCACCTTTATTGAAAGCATCGAAGGTGTGATGGAGAAAGGAGATGGGATTGTTGGCTAATCAAGATTTCTTTATACAAAGACCCACAGTAACACCAACTATCTATGTATATAATCTTCCGCAAGTTACCACGCATAAAGGGTATGTAAAGGTTGGATATACCGACCGTGATGCTGAAACTCGTATCAACGAGCAAATGCACACCAGTGGATTAACGGCAAACATTCTTTATACCGAGTCCGCCATGTGTTCGGATGGATCTATCTTTACCGACAAGGATGTTCATCGCATTCTTCGTCGTAAAGGTTTCCATCAAATGAATGAGGGGAATGACCGCAACGAGTGGTTCAATTGTACGGTAAACGATGTCAAAGCGGCTATCGTGGAATTGAAAACGGGCATTATTACCGAAGCCAGTCGTACTGCCACCTTCAAAATGCGCCCCGAACAGCAATTGGCTGTAAAGCGCACGATGGAGTATTTTGCGTATGCAGCAAAAGAAGAACCCGGACGCGCACCGAAGTTTCTTTGGAATGCAAAGATGCGTTTTGGTAAAACTTTTGCATCCTATCAGCTTGCAAAGAAAATGGGCTTTAGCCGTGTTCTTGTTTTGACCTTTAAGCCTGCCGTTGAGTCCGCTTGGCGAGAAGACCTTATGACTCACGTGGACTTTGATGGTTGGCAGTTTATCTCTAATAAAGACGCTGCCGGAGAACATATTAACATTGATAGAGAATATGCGAACGCCGATAAATCGAAGCCTATTGTTGTTTTTGGTTCGTTCCAGGACTTGCTCGGTACTAACGATGCAGGCGGTATTAAGGCAAAGAACGAATTTATCCACACTGACAACTGGGACCTCGTAATTTTTGACGAATATCACTTCGGTGCATGGCGTGAAAATGCAAAGAAGCTCTTTGAGAATCCCGATGAAGAAGAAACCGCAGACTTCGATGCTGAAAAGTACGGATTGGAAGAAGCAGGCAACGCCTACAACGAAACCTTCCTTCCCATTACCACCGGACATTATCTTTTCTTGTCCGGCACACCGTTCCGTGCTATCAACAGCGGTGAGTTCATTGAAGACCAGATCTACAACTGGACTTATTCCGATGAGCAAAGAGCAAAGGAAAACTGGGTAGGTTCTAACAATCCCTATTTGTCGTTGCCTCGTATGGTTATGCTTACATACCGCATTCCCGACAGCATTCGACAAATTGCGATGCAGGGCGAATTCAACGAATTTGACCTTAATGTGTTCTTCTCTGCAAAGGGCAAAGGCGAAGAGGCAAAGTTCGTTTATGAAAACGAAGTGCAGAAATGGCTTGACCTTATTCGTGGCTCTTATCTGCCTTCCAATATCGATGATATGAAGTTAGGACAGGACAAGCGTCCTCCTATGCCTTATTCCGATACTCGTTTGCTTTCTGTTTTGTCTCACACATTGTGGTTCTTGCCGAACGTGGCATCTTGCCAGGCAATGTATAACCTTATGATGCAAAGACAGAACGCTTGGTTTAACGAGCGTTACACCATCAATGTTTGTGCAGGTACCAAAGCTGGTATCGGTCTTGATGCTCTTGCTCCTGTACAGCGTTCTATGGGCGATCCTCTCAAGACACAAACCATTACTCTCTCTTGCGGTAAACTCACCACTGGCGTTACTGTAAAGCCGTGGACGGGTGTATTTATGCTGCGTAACCTCAAGAGTCCTGAAACATATTTCCAGACTGCATTCCGTGTTCAGTCTCCTTGGGAGATTACCGATGAGTCCGGCAATAAAACAATTATGAAGCAAGAGTGCTATGTCTTTGACTTTGCTCTTGACCGCGCTCTTCGCCAAATTTCTGACTATAGCTGCCGTTTGGATGTTAACGAAGCAAACCCTGAAAAGAAGGTAGCCGAGTTCATCAACTTCCTGCCGGTTCTTGCTTATGACGGAAGCACAATGCGTCAAATCAGCGCACAGGATGTTTTGGACATTGCTATGGCTGGTACTTCCGCTACTCTTCTTGCAAAGAGATGGGAGTCTGCATTGCTTGTTAACGTAGATAACGACACGCTGACTCGTTTGATGTCCAGCAAAGAGGCTATGGATGCGCTTATGAGCATAGAAGGTTTCCGTTCCTTGAACCAGGATATTCAAACCATTATCAACAAGTCCGAGGCTGTTAAGAAGGCAAAGAAAGAGGGCGGAGAAAAAACTCAAAAAGAGAAAAAGGAACTTTCCGACGAAGAAAAAGAATACAAATCAATGCGTAAGAAAATCCAGGAGAAGCTCATCAAGTTTGCTACTCGTGTGCCGGTATTTATGTACCTCACCGATTACCGTGAGCGTTCTCTCAAGGATGTTATCACGCAGCTTGAACCCGGTC